ATATTCCAGTTGGATCATTTTTAGTTTCAGGATATAAAGTCAGCATTTCTTCTGCTGCTTTGAAATCATTCCATCTTTTGTTTCTAATTTTAGTAAATGTTTTTTTACATTTTTCACAAGTAAATTCGCTCATTATAAATGATCCTATCTTTAATGCTCCGGATGCCACGCATCTAATTCTTTTTTACTAAGCAGTCTATTTCTTTTCTCAAGTGGTATTTTATAGGCAATCTCAGATACATCTGTTGCCTCTATCTCGCCACCAGGATTGCAATGCCATACATGAGATGACATCCAGTGCGCTTCTTTAAAGCTTCTACCTTCAACGATAGCAACTCCAAGGAATCGTTTGCCTGCTGGTTTATCAGGATCAACAAATGACATCCACCATGTTTTCATAGGAGGCTCTGTTAGTGTATGAATATGCTCTCCATCAGAGCTATAAACTTTTCTATCATCACCAATAAACACAATTTCATCTTTCTTATTCATCATTTATTGCATCCGTATATTCACCCTTAACTCCTAAGGTTATATTGTCAAAGTTAGTTTCTGATTCTAAGTGATGAATTGATCTCATACTAGCTAAAGCAGCTTGAGATAATAAATGTCCTGGGAACCCATATTGATAACAACTATTTATTTTAACCAATAGATCAACACATTTTGATAATAGTTCAACTCTATCATCTTTTGATATTTCCTTTTCTAAATTATTCATAAATGCCCTTTTAAAAATCCACATTTTAATAATTCAATATAAACACAAAACTGCATTCTCATAAGAGCAGGACTACCTTCTGGATGTTGCTCACCATAACCATCAAAAGTCTTTTCGCTAATTCCAGGAAAATGCTTTTCTAATACATCTAGGAATTCCTGTGATATTGTTTTTACTATTTCTGGGAGCATTTAATTATCCTATTTTTTCTATTAGTTCTTTTGTCGTGAATTTATATAATTTTAATTTTTTACCAGTATCTCTCGCTATCTGCTTGCATAGGATGGTGATTTTTTCTAAATTGTCAGGACTGCCAGTGACAAGCTGAAAACCTGTTCCGCCCACATTTGCATTCACTATTCCCTCTCCTCCTTCATCCTCAGATAGAACTACATAAATTTCATTTATCTTTCTTGTGTTTTTTGGAACGCTATATACGGTTGTCATTGTTATTCCCTTTAAAAATTAAGGCATTTTAGGCGCTGGTATGTCTTTATAAACGATATTTTCAATGGCTGTTTTGAACCAATTGATTTGGTCAAGCAAATGTTCTGGTGTTAAAGCATTGTAATTTTCTATAATAGATTGCAACTGCAATATTATAGATGTTCAATAACCTAGCATTGTTAAAAACATATGATTTTGGTCTAGTAATTTTTTAGTATAATCATCGTATTCTTTAAGACTCATATTTTTTCTCCAAAATAGCAGCAATTAACCCTCTAATTAAGATATTCATTTCTTCTAGTCCTTTATTGTTTTTTTGCAATGCTTTAATAAGCTCATGATGGCTATTAAGCAGATATTTAATATTATTTTTCAAATCATCTTCAGTCATTTTATTTATCCCATATCATGATACAATTTTTATAAGGGTCTTTTGCTCGGCTAATTAACCAGTCACCATACGTTATTGTATGCTTGTGTTTTCTGATTGGTTTATCCCAATGCTGCTCTAGGTTTCCTATAATAATAAACGTCTCAACAAACTCTAATATTTTATCTTCTTTAATACCCATTGGATTACTGCCAAAGGTTGTTTGATGCGGCGCGTAAGGCGTTATCCAGCTTCCTATAACAACTTGTGGTTTATATTTTTTAACAGCTTCTAAAGCATCTATTTTCTCAACATCTTTCCCATACTTAATAGTAGGCTGCCGCATATCCTCATACATCTTTTTTACGGCAGGATTATCTTGCTGATGTGAGTCAGTCATTTTAATACCAAGATGATAACCAAGGTCTCCACATCCTGCGCCTATTTCTAATACATCTCTATTATAAGTAATGGTTTTTAAATATTCGATTAATCCAATAGTAGGTATGCCATATCGAGCATAGTTATGGCAGAAAAGCCTAAATTCATCCCATGGATATTTTTTATATTCACTAGCTGGTAATAATTTTAATTTACCATTTTCCATTAATAAATCAGGAGCAATATCTTTTGTATCAGATGGTAAAGCAAAAAGCTGCATCATATTATTTTCCGTTATCTTTATAGGCTTCTAAATATTCGAGCATGGATTTGCAAGTGGATTTATAAATATCATCAATTGCCATGTTCTCCACACCATAGGTATTGCAGTATTTTTCAAGCGCCATAAAAAGCTTTGTAGATAATATACTTATCGTATGAATGACTAAATAGACATTTTCAGCAGGATCGTCAATACACTTGAAGTCCGTGATTTCACGAGAGACAATATCTAAAATTTGTTTCGCAATTTCATTTGCTTTATAAACAGTGGCTTTTTTATCTGATACGATCACAATTAAATCCTTTTAGAATTATTAATCCTCTCTAACCATTGCTCTAATGATTCCAATGTATTTTCAAACACTATCAATAACATTGGTAAAATTAAAAGTCCAAAAAGCAAAAAATAAAATATAATATCGCCCATGTTAGCTCCTCTCTATTTTTATTAATCTATGTCAGATTCTTTAATATTCATGCCAGCCTTCTCATTAGCAACTTTTATTATTTTATGTCTAATAAATAAACCAGGCTTTCTTAACCCTCTTTCATATAGCGAAATACTATGTTGATCAATTTCAGTCCATTCCGATAAAACACTTTGAGTAATACCACATTTTATCCGTATTTGCTTTATCAAATCTTTACATAACATACTTGTCTCCATAGAAACTCCCGTTTATACCTATAATTAGAAATTATTTAAGGACATAATAACTAAATAAAATATTATTGTAAATATGTTGTTTTATTTATTTTAATGTAGTATTATGTGGTCGTTGATTAAATAGAAATGCGATATTGATTAAATGTTGGCCTATTGGGATGCAACCCGATAGGCCGATGAACTATAACACTCCGACTAGGAATTATTATATGAACGCTCGAAGTTTAATGTATTTACTTGATACAATGCAATCCCCCCCATTATGGATTGATGGGGCTGTTGAAATAAATGGTGACCAAGTATTTTGCCCCATGTGTGAAGTGTGGCATTTAAACAATACCAATTGTCAAAGGAATGACTAACATGAATTATTCTAATCAAACCAAAAAGTTTATTTCCTCGTTAGTAAGCAATTATGCTGAGTTCAACAAAATAGATGGTTTCTATAGCGTTGATATCACAAAAATACCTGAATCAGAACTAGAAGAGTTTTCATCGCTTGTCATGTCTCATGATAAAGCATGGGCTTCGGAAGCCACTGGGTTAGATAATCCTGCTTATGAAGAGTCTATGTTGCCCGCGTTAAATTTATATCTTAGCAATCCAAACAATAAAGACAATGAAATCGAATATCTAAATAAATGGAAAGAAGGTATTTGCGTTTATTTCAAACGAGCATTTATCGAAAACATTTTTAATGAATTGGAAGATTTTAATCAGGAGCATGGAATATGGGCAGCATAAGGAAATTAGAAACACTGTTTTGGGGAGTACTTTTGTTTGGGTGCATTTATTATAGTTTAATTTTGATTACTAATTGAGGATCGTATGAGTAACTTACAAAAAGAGATTATTGCAGAACATGTTTTAGAAAATAGGTTATGCAAAATGGTAGAGCTTGAAATGCAATGCTATTGCGAACATAAGAAACATTTATTCGATGATAAAATGGGTAAAGATTTTAGACAATGCGCTAATACTATTCCATACAAGCATCACCATGATTGGGGAAGAGAAGAAGATTATATGTGTGAAGATTGTTTAAATAACTGCGAGGAAAATTAATATGAGCGACTCAAGTGATGATGCTGAACACGACTTTGCAAGGTTGTTTTGTGGAGAATGTGAAGAACATATATCTGAATGTATTTGTGATGAGGAAAATTAAAATGCTAAAATTTAAAAAACCAGAAGCAAAACAACAAAGGCTAAAAGCAATGTTTTATGGTGAAATGGGTACAGGTAAATCAACTTGCGCATCTCAATTCCCAAAGACTGCTTATATTGATACTGAGGATACTACATCAAAAAAACGATATGCTGATATGATCAATAAAAATGGCGGCGCAGTATTAGCAACAGGCGACTTTGATGAAATACTACAACAAGTTAAGGAATTAATGTCAACCAAGCATGACTTTAAAACGCTTGTGATAGACTCATTAACAATCCCCTATGAGAATCTACAAGCTGATTGTGAGAAAACGACAGGCAGTGACTTTGGTCGTCATGTAACTGCCGCTAATAAGAAAATGAAACTTTTAGTGAATCTTTTATTAAGAATTGATATGAACGTGATTGTAACTTGCCAAGCTAAAAAGGAATATGGCACAAATATGTCTGTAATAGGTCAGACTTATAGTTGTTATAATCGTCTTGGTTATATGTTTGACCTTGTATTTGAAACTCAAATCCGAGGGGATAAATTCTATGCGATAACCAAAAAATCTCGTATAGATGAATTTCCCATGAATGAAGCATTTATGTTCTCCTATGATGATGTGATTAAGCGATACGGCGCTGATTGTATAGATAAAGACGTTATACCTCAACAATTGGCTGATATTGAACAAGTAAAAGAAGTCCAACGCTTAATTGATTTATTTAAAATTCCAGAAGAAACGTATACAAAATGGTTAGAAAAGCACAATGCAGAAAGCTTTGAGGAGTTATCGGTTGAAGTGATTCAGAAAATTATTGACCACTTACGTTCTAAAATCCAAGGAGAAGTAGCATGACATCAGCGTTATTTGATTATGAAGTATTGACAGAAGAACAAGCTATGAAAGCAAGGTATCAATTACTTGATGATGGGGATTATCCTGCAACAATAAAAAATATTGTTCCTCGCGTTTCAAGCAGTGGTAATAATATGTATGAAGTTGATTTAGACGTATATGATGTCAATGGTTCAATACATCAAGTAAAAGATTATTGGATATTCTCACATAATATGAGCTGGAAAGTCATTCATGCAGCAGATTCATGTGGGCTTTTATCTGAATACAAAGAAAAAAAATTCACGCCTAATGTGATTAAGAATAAAAATTGTGTTGTTTCTATTCGTACTCAAGAAGGCAAGGAAATCCCACAGGATAAATTACAGGGGAAAGCTGTAGGCTCCAAATATCCAACAAAAAATGTAGTAGATGACTATGTAAAGAAAAGTACAAAATCTATTTTGAGCAATAATAGCGTTAGCAATAGCGCAGATATTGACCTAAATGATTCCATACCTTTTTAGCCTATGGCGCATTAATAGGATGACAAGGACATCCTATTAATGCTAATCACAACTTTATCCAGGAGATAAAATAATGACTCACATCAGTTTAAATGAATCGAAAGAATTAATAAATAAATTGGAGTTTAAATTAATACAATTACAATCTATTGTTACAGTGGCAACAGGATCAGGATTTCTGGATAATTCGAAGGCTACTATAGCATCCTATCTTTCAGTCATGGATGA